AATACGCGGCCTGATCCGCGGCCCAATACGCGGCCCGATCATCCTGCGTAGCCGTTTCGCCGGCCAGCGACTCGGCGCCATCCAGCACCTTGTCCCGCAGCCCCCACCAGCCCGGGGCCGGGTCCGGCACTCGGCACCGCCGGGCGCACGCCACGGCGAACAGCCGCTGGAGCCGCGGCGTCGGCAGGTACTTCCGGACGGTGCCCACCGTCGGGCTACCGCACCACGCCCCCGCCACGGCCGAGAGCTTCCGCTCCTTGGTCGCCGTCGCCATCAGTCGGCCCCCTCCACGATGATCGGCCCGGGGTCGTACAGGTCCGTGTCCGGCGGGTCGTCCGGCTCGCCGGGGCACGACGCCGGGCAGTCCGTCCGGCAGTGGCCGGCGCACCGCCCGGATAGGCACAGCATCTCCGGCGGGTTCGGGCAGTCGGGGTGCGGGCAGGCGGGCTTTTTGGATTGAGCAAGTCTGCCCCGCAAATATGCCGTTTGTTCCTTGTCCCACTTCACAGTCCGCTCGTCGGTCGTCTCCCAATGACCCGGGCACCGGCCGAGCGGGCAGTCCGGGGCGGGCGGGTTGTTGCATCCGGGCTCGTTGCACGTCGGTTGCATCGCGTCTCCTCCGGGGTCAGTTGGGGCGGCGGTCGTAGTTGGACTCGACCAATTCTTTCATCGCGGCGGCCAGTTGCTCGCGGTCGCCAAGCCGGTTCGCCCGGATCGCGGCTTCGACCTTCCGCAGAAACACCAAATCCGCGCCCACGTCCATCGGCACTTCGCCGGGGTGGATCGTGTTCCAGTGCCGCACGTCGCGGATGATCTGCGACACCTCCGTGTGCAATTTCGAGAGCCGCCGGTACACGTCGCGGGGCGATCCGGGCACGTACTTCATCGCGTCTCCCTCGGATGTGTCCAAGTCTACCACGGCCCGGGACTACGAAATTCGCAAGTGCGATCCGCGTTGGCCGTACCGGGCGAACTCCAGCACTTCCCCGTCGTCCAACGCCGCCCGCACCGCGTCGTTGTTCAGCGTCACCGACACTTTTTGGAACTGCGGCGGGAGGTCCGCGTAGGGCACGGGGTCCACGTCCAGCGGCACCTTCCCGCCGTTCGCGCAGATCGCGATGACGCGCCCCGTCGAGGTCGTGGCCCGCTTCCGGCCCGTGGCCTCCAGGTGCCCCCGCATGAGCCCCTTGAGGTAGGCCACGCGGGCGGTCCGCTGGGCGGCCTTCCGCTCGTACTGCTCGGCCTCGGCCCGCGCGACCGCGGCCTCGGTCTCCAGCGTCCGGACCGCCCGGCAGTAGTCTTCGAGCTTCGCCGCGTCGTCGGCCGTGAGTTGGTCGAACCACGCGGTCAGGTCGGCTTCGAGGTCCGGCGGGATCGGGTCGGAGCCGATCTCGTCGAGGAGGGTGATCAGGCGTTGCCACTCGGCGGAAATGTCGAAAATGGTCACGGGGTCGGTCCTTTCGAGGTTGAAGTTACTTGGCAGACCGGGAACCGCTTCGGTTCCCGTCGGTGACCTTTCGGAACTCGATTTCCCCGTCGTGGGCGATCTTGATAGCCCACTTGGTCCCGCAGCAGAATTTCAAGCTCCAGCCTTCCTTGCCGGCGGTGCCGATCCGGTTCTGGGTCATCATGCTCGCGACGGGTCCGCCCGGGTTCTTGTACGGGCACACGAACACCCACCGGGGCATGTAAACCAGCCCGGTCAGTTCGCGGTCCTCGAACGCGCAGCGGGTGTAGTCCGTGGCCTGCGCGGCGACGGGGCCGAGTTTGACCTTGGACGCCTTGAGTTCGACGCCGATGACGTCGTTCAGCCCGAGTTGGACGGCCCTGGCGTTGGGGATCAGGATTCGGTCGATCCGGGCCGTTTCGCTCGGCGTGTGCGGCCGCGGGTGGACGTAGTGGCCGGTGACTTCCCGGAGGATGCGGAAGCACTCGGTCCGCTCGACCATGTCGTCGAACCACTTGGCCGTGTCGGATTCGAGCGGGAACCCGTCCTGCGCGTAGTTCTCGGACGACGTGTCGAAGGCATCGGCGTCGAACTCGGTCACGGTTGCGGCGGGTTGCGTCACCACGGGTGGCGTCGGGTGGTAGACCAACGGCGGTAGTGTCGTCGGGCGTGGCGGCGTGAGCGGCTGGCCGTTCGGGCCGAACTTCGGGAACGGCGGCGGTCCCGCTGGCCGTGCCGGGGGTGTCTGGGCGGCGTCTTGGCTCATGGCGTTCCCTTCTTGGACCGTTTACGGATCGGGGTTGTGAGGGCAATCAACGGGTCTTGGCCGCGGATCAGTCGCTTGTAGAGCACCTGGTAGTTCAGATCCATCTCGTCGGCCCACGCCTGGATCGTTTTCGTCTGGCCGTTGATGGTGAGCGTCTTGACCGCGGGGGACGTCGCCGCAACCGCCCGCTCGCCCACGCACCCGCACGACGTCCGCTGGCCCGATTCCAGGTCGCCCCACGGCACCACCACGACCCCGCCGCACTGGCACGAGCACGACCACAGGCGGTCGCCGCTGGCCGTGCAGCCGACGTCCGAAATCGGCGTTAAAAGGTCAAACACTCTCAAGACGACTACTCCGAGTATGACTATTATTAGTCAGCCGGTAAGGTGCTGTTGTAATTCTATCAGACGAACAACAATCATTTCGGACAAACTTTGCCTCTGACTATTTATATATATATCTTATATACATATATGTTACTTCTATATACTCTCTAGACTTCTCAGACGTTCGTACTGCCTTCTTACTGTCTATAGTTTCCCGGGGTACTATACTGTCCCGCGTTTTTGACACCTGGGAATTAGTTTGTCCGAATCGACTTGTAAACCTTCGTCGATCTTCCGAGTGTCTTAATCACGTCAACGTCGATTTCTTTCCCGTCGATCAGGGCTTGGAGGGTGTCTTCCCGGTCTCTCTTTTTTAGGTGTCGGGTCCGCTTCAAAAGTTGCGTCCCCGTGATGCCCTTATCGCCGTAGCTGGCGATCAATCTAAGCATCTCCAGCGACTCCGATTCGGTCTGGTTCCGGGCCACGAACCGGTTCACGTCCCAGCACTGCCGCCGCACTAGGTATTGCGTGAGCGTGCAGGCCCACTCGGCGGCCTCGACCGTCACGACGGCCGCCTCGCCGAAGTTCTCGCTACAGGCGTAAAGCAGGGCCAGTTTCCGGGCGTTCTCGGCCGCCCTCACCCATAGCGATCCTAACACGTCCCCGAGAATGGCCCGCTGGTCCCGCGAGAACGCCCGGAGTTCCCGGAACACGGCTTCGGCCTCGGGCGTGGACGGGACCACGAACGGCTTGGGGTGGATGCTGCCGAAGTTCCCGCCGCCCGGGTTCCAGTTGAACCACTTCCGGGCCGTCTCGACGAGTTCCGCGGTCGGCTCGATGGGCTCCGGCTCCTGGATCGGCTGCTGTTGGTTCGGGGCCTCGAACACGAGCAATCGGCCCAGGAACCCGTTCGTCACCGCGTCCTCGGACATCGCGGCGTAGAACGACCCCGGGACCGTGGTCCCGTACACGACCGCGTGCGGCTGGGCGATCTTGGTCTGCTTGGTCGCGTCCGCGTAGGCGTCGCCGATAAACACGTCGTCCGCGGACGAGTAGAGCTTCAGCAGGATCGAGATGCACGAGAACAGGTGCGGGGCCTTCTTCGGGTCCGACGTCGTTTGCAGGAACCGGCCGATCTCGTCGTTCTGGAACAGGACGGCCGGGGTCTGGGCTACGGCGGCGATCAGCCCGGGGCCGCTCGCCCACGACTCCGAGCCCACGAGCACGCTCGCCCCGGCCGCGTCGAGAATCCGCTTGTTCGTGCGGCGGGACTGGTCCTTCCCCTCGCCGCTCTTGGCGATGGACAGGACGTAGAGGTTGGTCCGCGACCCGTACTTGTCCTTGACCTTCCGGCCCGTGAGCACGGACAGCAACGCGAGCGCCCCTCCGAGTGCCAGGATCGGTTGCAGGACGAGCGAGTTCGTGTTCGTAAACTCGATCACCTTGCCGACGAAGCCCGGCACGGCGAGTAGGTGCTCCGGAAACGGCCCCGGGTCCATGACCTCGGGGGCCGCCTCCTCCTGAACCTCTTCGGCCAGTTCGTCCGCGGCAACTTCCGGCTCGTGGATCTTGAGCCCGAACTCGCTCAGGTCCACGTCGCCCGGGTCCGCCGGGCCGACGACCGAGAAGCGTTCCGCCGGGTAAGACGGGTCCGTCCCGCCGAACTCCAGTTGCCCGCGGATCGTCTTCATCGCGTTGTTCATGTCCTTGCCGCCCGCGGCCTTCGCCGCGTCGTACAAGGCCGATTCCGCGTCGTCCCACGAGACCGCGTGCGGCACCAGCCGGCCGACCGAGCACGCGGCCGACGCGAGGGCGAAGTGCAGGTGCCCGTTCGGGGCGTTCCGCACGAGGGAACACTGCCGCTCCAGCCCGGCCCGGCCCCACGCCTCGATGTTGCTGTCGGCCGCGGAGCCCGTGGCTCGGGCGGTGATCGGCCGGGCCGGGGGCAACTGGTACACCGGCTCGAAGAACGGCGTCAGCGTGTCGACGACCGGCGCGGCACCCGCCAGCGTTACCGGCGTGTCGGGGATCACCCGCCCCGTGACCGCGATGAACCCCGTCCCGCCGAAGACTTCGGCCTTGCGGAACTCGACCGCCCCGTCGACCTCCTCCGGGATCTTCGCGGTCCGCTTGCCCGAAAACGCCCCGGCGAAGAACTGGTGAACCCCCGTCCCCGAGACCGAAAACTCGGCCCACGTCGGGTAGGTCTCCAGAAACCACGCCAGGTGGTCCGCCCGCACCCCGTTCGCGATGGCTTTGTCGATGTCGACGCCGACCAGCCCGCACCCCTCGGTGAACTGGTATCCGACGCCGAACCGCGGCGACCGGTGAACTTTGCGGAGCCGCAGGGCAGACTTCAGGGCGTCGGCCAGCGTCATGTGGCCGCCGTTCATGCTCGCCGTGTACCCGGCCCGGTCGCACGGCACCTTGTTGATCTTGTCCTCGCGGCGTTCTGCCTTCCACGTGATCCAGTGCGGCGAGCCGCGGAGCAGCCCCGGCAGTTGGTCCGGGTCCGGGAGTGGAACCTCAATCGAGTCGTCCATGCGGTGCCTGCCTTAAAACGGGATTTCTTCTTCGGAATACTGGTCGCCTTCGGCGGGTCGCTGCGGGTCGTCGTACATCCAGCCCGGCCCCTCCCAGGCGTCGTGCGGCTCGAACGGGTCGCCGATCTCGGCGTTGACCACCCGCCCGTACTGCTCGCCGGACACTTCACGAAACGTGATTTGTGTCGGCGCCGCGAGCCCGCCGTAGTTCGTCGCGAGGTCGATGGCCTTCTCTACCGTGTCCGGCATCGGCAGCGTGCTCCGCAGCTTCCACCACGCGAGGGCCTTCACCCGGGCGAACCCGACGTGCTCCACGCACACCCACTCCGACTTCCACTGGTTCCGCCCGACGTGGTAGTCCACCCGCAGCGTCGGCGGGGCCTCGCCCGGTTGCGTGCCCCGCTTCGTGTGGCTCCGGTAGCGGACCTCTTTGACGTCGAACGCCGTGTCGGTGACCTCGCCGGACAGGACGGGGGCGCTGTCGGCCTTCTGCCCGTGCTTGACGTCCTTGAGCGGGAACACGTACCCGCACTCCGGGCACGTCGAATAGCTGGCGTGGATCATGTACTCGCACCCGGGGCACTGCTTCACCGGGGCCGCGCCGTCCTTGTCCTTCTTCTTCGCCTTGCGGGTGATCGAATCCACCGGGCCGTGCCGGCGGACGTTCGTCCCGAAGTCGAGCACGACGCAGTCTTCCTTGCCGGGGTGCAGTCGAAACCCGCGGCCGACCATCTGGTAGTACAGCCCCGGGGACAGCGTCGCCCGGAGCAGGACCACGCAATCGACGTGCGTGGCGTCGAACCCGGTGGTGAGGACGTTGACGTTGACGAGGTACTTGAACAGTTTCTTTTTGAAGTCGCTGAGCGTTTGGGCGCGCTCGTCCGACGGCGTTTCGCCCGTCACCAGTCGCGTCCCGGCCCCGGCGTCGACGCCCCGCAGTTTATCCCGGACGTGCTCGGCATGAGCGACCGAGCAACAGAACACCAGAACGCCGCGCCGGTCGTTGGTCAACTCGACAATTTCCCGGCACGCGGATTCGACCAACTCCTCGGTGTCGAACGCGGCGGCCATCTCGTCCGCGATGAACTCGCCCCCGCGGACGTGAACCCCGCCCAGGTCCGCGACCGTTTTGCCCGCCCGGCACTTCACCCGGCAGAGGTAGCCGTCCCGGATCAATTCTTTGACGCCGACCTCGTAGCACACGTCGTTCAGGATGTTTTCCGGGGTGCAAATCTCCCCGACGTCCAGCCGGTACGGGGTGGCCGTCAAGCCGCCGATGCGAACGTCCGGGTTGACGGTCCTGGCGTCCCGCAAGAATTGCTGGTACATCCCGTTCCCGGCCGCCGGGATCAGGTGGGCTTCGTCCACCAAAATCAGGTCCAGGGCTCCGAACTCGTGCGCCCGCTCGTAGACGCTCTGAATCCCGGCCACGGTGATCGGGTGCTGCGTCTGCCTGGACTTGAGCCCGGCCGAGTACACGCCCACGGGCAACGTCGGGTCCGTGAGTTTGATCTTGTCCACGGACTGTTCGATCAGTTCCTTGACGTGGGCCAGGATCATCATTCGCCCGCCCCACAGCCGGTGGACGTCCGCGGCGATGGACGCGATGAGCGGCGTCTTGCCGGCCCCGGTCGGGAGCACCACGCACGGCGAATCGTCCCGCTCTTGCAGGTGCTTGTAGAACGCCCGCTTGGCCTTCTCCTGGTAGTCCCTGAGTATCATTTGCATCCTGCCGGTACGTGTGTAACATGCCGCCAAGTTTTACCGTTCAAGATCCGTGAAATCTGGGAACGATGGACAGCGAATTGCTTCGCTATCTGCTCTTTGCTTGCGCCATTTTTGGACATCTCATGGACTGAATAAACGTCGCTCTCGGACAGTTTGGCAAGACTGTTCTTACTGCCTCGGCGTACTGATTCCGGGCGTGTGTGGGAGCCATGTTTGTTGCCAGTTGGCCTTGTGCCGTGTAGAAGAGTATCGGCACAGTTTTCCAACCGAGTTCCCCACTTCAAATTGCCAGGCGTGTTGTTTGATGGGTTGCCGTCAAGATGGCGACACTCAAGGCCATCCGGGCACTTGCCGTTGAAGGCCTCACACACCAGTTGATGCACGTACTTCCAATGCTCCTTCTTCTCGCGAAAAAGGCAGACATATAAATGCCCGCCTTTCCCTTTGCCGGGCTTAAGTTGTTTCCGCTTGCTCCACACGTTGCCCCGCGGGTCAACGGCGTAACCGGGAAATCCATCAACCGACCTCGCATCGCTAGGCAACTCAATCACGGCCACTCTCCCTCAAAAGCAAGGGCCGGACGAACCCGGCCCGAAGTTCCTCCCCCCAACGGTCACGCGGTCGCGGCCTTCTGCCGCTTCCACGGCGGGGTGGACGGTGCGGCCGGCGTGGGTGCCTTCGCGGCGGTCGCACCGTCCAGCGGCATGTACTTCTTGATCTTGTTGGACAGTTCGCCGGTTTCCTTGTTCTTCTCCATGCCGAGTTCGATCAGGAACGGCAGGTTGTGCAGGTCCGCCGAGTCCTTCGGCTTCATGACCTTGACAGCCCGGCAGATCGCGGACAGGTCGCCGCGGGCGATGTCCACGGCTTGCTGGTTCGGGTTGTTGAGGTTGAGCCGCGCCCACACCCGGCGGCCCTCGTACTCGCCCTCGATCACCTGAATGGTGAACTGGTGGTACGTGCCCGTGCCCTTCTTGTTGGGCTTCTCCTCCGAGTCGGTAATCACCACCTGATAGGTGCCCACCGGAAGCGGGGCGAACCCCTCGTTGGGCTTCACGGTGTTCGCGTCGAAGTCTTCGTCGAATGCGGCCATGAGTCAGTTCCTTGTGCTTGGGTAAAGGCGGGTACGAAACGGGTTAGAGGCTGGGTCGAGTTGGGCGGCCGGCTACTTTCCGGCCATCGCCGCCGCCAGAGCGTCCCAGGACAGCGGGAGTTCCGCCGGGAGGTCGTAGCGGTTTTTGGCCACGCACGCGGGCGAGCCCACGCACTTTAGCACGCGGTCGCCGCCGCCCCGGCCGACGGGCGCCGCAATGTTTCGGGTCTTGTTGTACCCCCTTTCTTCCGAAGAGACGCGGAGTTTTCGCGTCGCGAACAGCACCGCGTCACACCACTCGTTGACCCGCGGCCCCGACGTCTTCTTGTGCAGCCGCGGCGAGTAGCGGTCGTAGGACGCGGTTTCCGGGTCGTCGAACTTTTCCACCTGGGCGTGGGCGATCAGGATGATCGCCATGCCGCGCTGGTTGCGGGCTCCGTCCAACATTTCCAAAACTTCGTGCCAGTAGGTCAGGGCGTGCGAATACCCGCGAGCGAACCCGCCGTCGGCCTTTTCGATGTTCTTGACGCTGAAGTCCTTGCACACCTGATCGAAGATCAGCTGCTCCAGCCAGTCCGCCGAGTCCACGACCAGCGTCTGAAAGCCGTGCGGCTCGGTAATCAACTCGGTCACGGCCTGCTTGAACTCCGGGTACGACTCGGCCTTGTCGTTCGCGAACGGGTACTGAGAGCAGTCAATTTCACTGAGCCCGTCTTCCGTGGTGACGAAGATCGGGTTCGGGGCGCACGCCGCGAGCGAACTGTTGTGAGTGACCGTGAAGTCGCCGAGCAGAAACAGGTGGTCGCCGTCGACCTCGAAGCCGAAATACTCGCCCTCGCCAATCGGCTCGACACCGATGCCGACGACGAGGGCACTTTTTTGACGGGCAACCTGAACGGCCTTCTTCCGCTCCACTCGGCACGGGACGACCGACAGTTCGCCACTGATAATGACCCGCCAATACGTCCCCGTCCGCTTGGTCGGGCTGTTCGTGCAGGTCTTCTGAACGGACCGAACGGTTGCCGCGAGCCCAAGCGAGCGAGCCAGGAACGCGACGTCGTTGGCGAATTCTTCGATGACGCTCGTGTACTCGAAACACCCGCTGCCGTAATGCCCGTCGGTGTCGATCAGGCCTGCGAGAAGTTCGAGACGATCCTTGCGTGACGCGGTCTTGTAGATGAACGGGATGTGCTTGTTCCCAAAGACCCCGATCTCTTTGAGCACCGCAACGAACGGGTTCGGCGTGACGCCGCCAGTCCGCTCGCCAGCAATCGCCAGCGTTCGAGCCGTGCCCTTTACCGCTCGGACGCGAACCGAAACGCCGTGGTCGTTGGCGAACTGCTCCATCGCTTCGGCGACTTCCGGCTCGGGCGTTGTGATGTCCCCGGCGTCTGTTGTCCCGTCGCCGAGCCAGCAACCGAGCAGATAGGGCGACAGTGGCATCGTCCCGGAGCCACCCCACTCGACTCCGACACGCCAGCCCATCGCGTCCCGCTTGAAGCACTTGGACTGTGTCAGGAATTCGTGAACCGGCATGTTCACGATCCGGTGGAACTCGCCACCGTACCGCCGGGACATTCGAAGCGAGAGGACGTGATTTGCGTTCACAACATAAGAATCCCCTTTCACCGGAGTTACGCGGTAAAGTTCCCCGCGGCCGGATGTGACCCCGCGAACGACCCGCGGCTTTGAGTCCGGTCCCATCAACACATCGCCTTCGACGACTTGCTCAACGGGCACGACTTGCCCGCTGTACATGAGCACGGGCGTTCCCTTGCCCAGACACTTCCCAATCCCCTCGGTGCCGTACACGAGCATCCGCGGGGGCTTCTGGGCCTTGCCACGTTTGACGTTGGAGAGTGCGGACAGGCCGACCATGAGCGGGTTCCTTTCGGGTGGGGTAGGTAGGGCAGGTGGTTCGCGGGAGCCGCCGGCCTGGAAGTCAGGCCCGTCGCGGCCCCCGCACGCGCTTAACTCATCATATCCTGATATGGGTATCCATATCAAGCCCACTCTGAAACGATTTTGCGTTCGCGTGAACCCAGGTTATCCGCTATGATGTCATTCGGGCGACGATCCCTCTTGCGAGCACCCTTGTGGCTACCGATAGTGCCGTAATGGCACCAAAAAAGAAACCCACTGGCGAACCGAAGCCGAGCCCGGAAAAGTACCGGAAGCCGTTCAAGCCGACCCGCGTTCGTCGGGTGATTGCTGACGCGGCGACCGCTCACGCGGAGTACCTCGGGCAAGACTTCGTCCAGTACGTGAACGACTCGATTCGGATGCGTCTTGAGGCGGCTGGGCGGTGGCCCCCGGAGCCAAAGCCGAAAGGTTGACCCACCCCTTCGGCATCCGCTCCACCTCCACCAGCATCACCCCCGCCCCGAGCCACCCCGCGGCCACGCCCTCCGCAAGCGAGCCGTCGGGGAGCCGGATCAGGAGGCGGGGGTTCGGCGGGGTCACGCGGCACCGCCGTTCGCGACGACGCCGAGCAGGTCCGGCCGCTGGGCGAGCGTGTCGAACAGGGCGACG